TAACCGTTGTTATGTATTAAGAGCAGATATTGATTTAGCTAGTTTAGTAGGACAAACAGGTCGCCCAACTGGTGCACCTGAGAATGGTTCATGGTGGTTAGATACTACAAACTCAACATGGGGCATAAACCAATTTAATGCTACAACTGGACAATTTACTTTACAGAATCCTATCGTAATTACAGATTCAGATTATATAAGCGGAGGTATACCTGTTGTTAGTATAGGAAATATTGGTGATTATGCAGTAATAGCTAATCAATTAAATTCAATGAGTGACCAAGAATTTTTTTATAAAACCTCTTATAATGTATGGGTACCAGTTGGATCATCGGACTGGGCAATGGATTGGCCCACTATTCAAGGTACTGAGTCTAGTCCTGTTTTAACAGCCGGCGACACATTTGACATTTCTTTAATAGATGATAATGTCACTCCGACAGTCAATACTACTGCTACTATTACTGTTCCTAATTCAGGTGGGGGTCAATCAAATGTCAATGCTATAGTATTGGCAATTAATAGTTTAGGATGGGCACAGTTGAGTGCCGGCTCATCAAACGGAAAATTATTTATTTATTCAAATACACCAAATAATGGATCTCCAAACTCTCAATACATTTTAATATCTTCACCGACAGGGACAGTACTTGATGATTTAGGAATTAGTGAAGGTGATTATTATCCACCTATATTACAGTGGGGAACTTCAGCACAGCAGCCGTTATGGCAAACTGGACAAAGCTTTCCTAGGCCTACTGGTTCAGTATGGATGAAAATTGGATCCGCAGGCAATGGATTAAATCCAGTTGTTTCTCAATATGACGCAGTAACCGCATCTTGGATTAAAAAAAATGTAGCTTTATATACCAGTGATTGGGCAGCATGTGCAGCATTAGATTCTAGAGGTGGTAAAACTATACCAGCGGGAACAGTGTATGCCCAATATAGTACTGTAGATACCCCAATAGTTAATTCCGTATATTTTTGGGAAAGATATGCCACTGGTCCTACAGTGGTTACTGGGACTAATACTAGTCCAACATTTACAAATGGACCCTATACCTTTAAGGCGGCCGTTTCTATCCCGGGTTCATCCACAACATCTAGCATATATTATGTAACTTTGGGTAATAATTCAGATGCTAGTGATTTTGTTACTGCATGGTCGGCTGCCGCTATTAATTATACTACTGCTAGTGTAGCAAGTAATGGTGCGATTCAATTAACACATACTGAGGGCGGTGTAATTCTTTTGGATGATACTTACGTAAGTAGTGTACTTGGTATAATGTTGACAGACAATTCCGGCAGTATTGCAGGAATTAGTATTTCTGCTGCTGGAACATATACTAATGTAGCTATTAATACAGATTCAGGCAGTGGTTCTGGTGCTCGTGCTACTGTAACTAAAACAGGATCAGGTACAACTTATAGTAGTAGTAACACCACAATAACAATCACTACTCCAGGTTCGGGTTACGCTGTTGGTGACTCGCTATCTATTGACGGGGGTGTTTTAGGCGGAGCATCTGGATCAAATGACCTTTCATTTACGGTAGGTACAATTAGAAATGAACCCCAAGGCGTATCTTCTGGCTTGTTAGCAGAAGCTGGATTCAATGTTGGAGATATAGGTGTTAAAGAAGGAGCTTCTAATTTTAATCAATTTATTGATGTCCCTGTTACAGGTGGAGCAGGTTTGAACGCTCTAATAAATGTTACATCATATGGAAACTATATAGATATTTCTGTTGGTTCTGATCCTGGATCTGGATACAATGTAGGTGATACTATTACGGTTTTAGGAACTAAACTCGGTGGTCAATCCCCTGCAAATAACTTAGTACTATTAGTTGCTGAAATTGGTGGCGGGACCGGGGATATAGTTTCAGTAGCCTATTCTAGTGGTGCACCTGCTTCAAGTTTCTCCACAGAATTAAGTAATTGGGTAGCATTTGATTACACAGCTAATGAAGGTGCACCAGTAGCAGCACCTGCTAATAATACAAACTGGTTCTATAGTGTAGTAAATCAAGTTGATATTATGGTAAACACCTCAAACGGATGGAGGGGCTATAAGAATACTAACTATGATTCTAATGGCTTTCCTATCCCTACAGGTAGTAATACTACCGATCCAGCTGGTCCCATTGTAAGCCCAACTGAACCAATTGCACAAAGCGATGGAACATCGTTAGTTTACGGTGATCTTTGGATCGACACTACTAATCTAGAAGATTATCCTGTAATTTCTCGTTGGCAACAAGTTGACGGAGAAGATATGTGGGTATTAATAGACAATACAGATCAAGTTAATAGTACTGGAATATTATTTGCTGATGCTCGTTGGGCAACTAGCGGTAATGTTAATCCAGCGGATGACCCTATTCCATCAATAGCAAGTTTGTTAATCAGTAATTATTTAGATTTAGATGCGCCAAGTTCAAGCTTATCTCCAATAGGAATGCTGTTGTTTAACACACGCCGTTCGGGTTATAATGTTAAACAATATAGAGTTAATTATTTTAACTCAGCCAGATTCCCTGGAGAAACATTACCTACTCAACGGGATGCATGGGTATCGGCAAGTGGCTTACAATCTAATGGTAGTCCATATATGGGTAGAAAAGCTCAAAGAGCAATGGTTGTAGAATCATTAAAATCCGCGATTGATACTAATCCGGCTATTCGTGACGAAGACAACTTCTTTAACTTAATGGCTACTCCTAATTACCCTGAATTACAACCTAATATGGTAGTGTTAAATGCCGATCGTGGTGAAACAGGTTATATATTAGGTGATACACCATTAGGATTGCCTGATAGTGCTACTGATATTCAAGCATGGGCAACAAACGCGGCAGATGCAACAAGCACAGGTGAAGCAGGGTGTGTAACACGCAATACTTTCTTAGGTTTGTTTTATCCAAGTGGAATAGCATTTGATTTATCAGGTAATGAAGTAGCAGTTCCTGCATCACACATGATGTTGCGTACTTTCTTACGCAATGACAATATTGCTTATCCTTGGTTAGCAGCAGCAGGTACAAGAAGAGGCATTATTGACAATGCAGCAAACATCGGTTATGTAAATAGAACTACAGGCGAATTTCAACCTAGTAAAACTAGAATAGGAATTCGTGATGTATTATACATTAACTTCATAAATCCTTTGGTTTTCTTTACCGGAAATGGCTTATTGAATTATGGTAATAAAACAAGCTTTGATTCACAAAGTGCATTAGATAGAACCAACGTTGCAAGATTAATTGCGTATATTCGTCGTCAACTAACTATTGCAGCACGGCCGTTCGTGTTTGAACCTAATGATGCATTTACTAGAGGTCAAATTGCAAACGTAGTAACATCGTTAATGCTTGATTTGCAAGCAAAACGCGGTATCTATGATTATCTAGTTGTATGTGACGAGTCGAATAACACTCCTGCTAGAATCGATAGAAATGAGCTTTGGGTAGACGTTGCAATTGAGCCTGTTAAGGCAGCTGAATTCATCTATGTCCCGGTTCGTATTTTGAATACAGGTGAGTTAGCAGCTCTATAAAAATTAAGGGGCAGAAATGCCCCTTAATAAAAGATAAATAATATTAACAGGAGAAATTAAAATGGCGATAGCCTCACAAACACTAGTTAATCTGTCAGCAAGTGATACCAATGCTAGTAATCAGACTTTATTGATGCCAAAGTTACAGTTTAGATACCGTCTAAACTTTTTCAATTTTGGTGATGGAGATGGTATTGAATTAACACGCCAAGTTGTTGATTGTTCCAGACCAAATCTTTCATTTGCTAAGATTACACTGCCAGTATATAACTCTACTATTTATATGGCAGGTAAGCATACATGGCAAACAATGTCTATAAATGTGCGTGATGATGCTTCAGGTGCAGTATCTAGAGCGATCGGCGCGCAAGTTCAAAGGCAATTAGATATGGCAGAACAAGCCAGTGCTGCGTCTGCAAGTGATTATAAGTTTTCAATGACTTTAGAAATTTTAGACGGTGGTAATGGAGTTGCAGCGCCGCAAATACTTGAAACATGGTATTTAGTTGGCTGTTACCTAGAAGCAGTTAATTATAACACAGTTAACTACGGCACTAGCGAAGATATCAAAATAGCATTGACAGTACAATTCGACAACGCCATTCAAACAGGATACAATGGAGTCGAACAAGGCGTAGGACAGGTAGCACAACCACAAAGAAACCCAACAGATACAGCTACAAGCGTAGCCTAATAAGGTAACGGATGGCTAATTCTAACGGGGAGAACTTACAAAGAAGGACTGGCAGACCCAGTCCTTCAAATGACGGTAAAACTTATTCTCCTGCTGGCGCAAATCTGCGTGATGCACAACACGCAGCAAAAATATTTAGAACTGGTGTTTACCAAAGAGCACCTAAACTTAAATTTCTATTTCATGTATATTTTGAAATTAACCAAACCGCATATGATCAAAATATAAGTACTGGTGATAATTTTGGTCTTGTAGTTAAAAGTGTTAAACTACCTAGCTATCAAATAAACACGGTTGAACTTAATCAATATAATAGAAAAAGAATTGTACAAACTAAAATCAAATACAATCCTGTTACTATTAATTTTCATGATGATAATGATAATATGATTACCAGTTTATGGGATGCATATTATACATACTATTATAAAGATGGTTCAAATTTTGGTGCTGTCTTTCAAGGTGCTAGA